CGCAGTTCTTCAGCGGCTTGCGCCCGAGCGGCCAGCACTGCCGCCAGTTTCGCCTGGGTGGCCAGCGTTAGGCTGGCCACGTAGCGGGTCAGCCCCGCCACCGCCGCGACGCCAAACAGCTTGACGATGACCTCCATGTTCTCGGCCAGCACGTTCAGCGCCGAGGACACGCTGCCGGTGATGTCATAGGTGCGGTTTAGCTCGCCCAGGTAGGCGCTCAGGGCGTTGTTGAGGCTGACCAGCGCGTCCTGGACCGAGGTGCCCATGTTGTCTGCCGCCTCGCGGTTCGCCGCCACGGTCTTGCGCAGCCCTTCATTCAGGTCGCGCAACGACAGGCTGCCCTCGATGCCCAGCTTGCGGATTTCCTCAGTGCTCTTGCCGGTGGACTCCGCCAGGGCGTTCACCAGGCTGGGCATGGCGGCCATGATCGACTGCCAGGCGTCAGAGCTGACCTTGCCGGTCTGGATCGATTTCGAGTAGGCGTCGATGGCACTCGCCGCACGGTCCGCCGACGCGGCGTTAGTTACCAGCAGGAAGGAAAACGAATCGGTAATGTCCAGCGCTTGCTCGGTGGTGTACCGCAGTGACTTCAGGCTGTCGGCAGTACGGATGTATAGCTCCTGGGCTTCCGCCAGCGGCCGGTAGGTGCGGCTGGCCGTCTCCAGCAACCGGGCCTGCACTTGCTCATACTCGGCGGTGCTGCTGGTGACCATTTGGATGCGGTCGGCCATTTGCCCATATTGGTCAACCATAGTCACCAGGCCGCCCAGCGCACTCAGGCTGGCCCAAGCGCCGACAAACCCAAGCACCTGTGCGCGAAGGCTATCCAACTGCCCACCCATCGCAGACAGCTCGCTCCTGGTCTGGACCGCCCCCCGGTCAACCTGCTGGAGGTTGCCCGTCAGTTGTCTGAGCGCGTTCTGCGCTTCAGCCAGGTCAGCCTGGATGCGCAGTGCTATCGAGAGTTGCTGATTAGTAGCCATCAGGATTCCAAACCGTTGAGGAAGGCGCTGGCGTCCTTGCCACCGGCCATTCCGAACATCACCGACCGAACGTTGCGTGCCTGTTCTCGCCGTTCAGCTGCCTGCGCTTCGTTCCAGTACAGAATCAGTTGCCGGCCGGTATAGGTGCCTAGGGTTTCGCGGCAGTGGCCGGCGCGGACGAGATCGGCGAAGACTCGGCTCCAGGGCGCGGGTTGCCCAGTGCCATCGCCAGCAGGCGAGGCCGCCAGAGCCGTCGCACGAAAAAACCGTTGTTCACCGTCCACCAGGTCAGTACCAGGGCTTCGCCGTCATCTGCCGGCAGCGCGTCCACCCAGTCCACGGACTGGCCGCAACTGATGGCGAGCAGCTCGCGCAGCGCGTCAGCGTGCCGGGCCAGGGCGTCGAAGATGACGTTGATTGACTCCGGCCCGTCGAGCTGCTCCGGGGGAACTGCCGCCAGGGCATCGGCCAGCGGAGCGAGCAAGTGGTTGTGGCGCAGTTGCTCGCTGAAACTCAGCTCGCGGACGGTCACCTCGACGCCCCCGACCGCCAGTTGACGGTCAGGGAACAGCACGCTCAGGCTGTCGTCGGGCGCCGAGTCGGCCGGCTGGCCGCGAGGATTCACAGGCTTCTTCCTGGCCATGGCTTACCCCAACTGGATAATGCGGCCGAAACGGCCCAGGTCGCCGGTATCCGGCTTGCTGGTGTCCAGCAGGATTCCGCCGCTGATCTGCATACCGGCGACGGTATTGCCGTCGCTGATCAATGCCAGCTCCTGGAGCGGGTCGGTCGCGACCTTGTACAGCTCGACGATGACCGGCGCGCCGCCTTCGGCCAGGTTGATGCCCTTGTAGCGCAGGGCGACGGTCGGCTGCGGCGCGGTGAACATGCCCACCTGCTTGGTGGCGGCGTACTCATAGGCCGCTTTGAACGGCTGGGTCGGGGCCGGCGTCGGCAGACCCAGCAGTTGGACCTCGCCGTAGGCTCCATCGGCTCGCAGGGCGTAATACTGCGGGTCGAGGGGCGCCGGGCTGCTCGCGCTGTCGGTGATGACCAGTTCGCTGACGCCGAAATTGGCCAAGCGGATCACATCGCCAGCCACTAGGTCGGCGGGGAGTACCTCGCCCGTCACGGAGCCCGCCGCCTTGGCCACGACCTTGCCATAGAGGGTGAGCGCCAGGTTGTCCGGGCCGATGCTGTGCAGGGTGATGTTGACGGTGGCGGTCTTGCCGATAGGGAAGCTGCGTACCAGGGCTTTCTGGCCGCTGTAGCTTTCCTTGTGCTCGACCTTCTCGACTGCGAGCTGGATGCTCATGGCCGAGACATCTTGAATCCAGCGCCATTTGCCGAGGACGCCGTTGACGATAGGCGCGGCGTCAATCTCGCCTTGCCCGTAGAAATACGTTTCCTGTGCCATGTGAGGCCTCCGTAGGAATCAGATGTTGCGCTTTACTTGTCGCGTTTCTCGTCGGCCTTGGGCTCGGCGGGAATCTTGGTGATCAGTTGACGGCGCAGCAGGAACTCGGCATCGGCGCGGCTGACTTCGATCTCGTCGCCCTGCGCCACCGGCTTGCCGGCATGGGTGTGATTGGGTTTCTCGGCGGTGATGGTGACCTTCACGGTTTCCATGATTTGATCCTCGGGTAGACGAACCTGGCGGTGAACACCAGGGGGAAATAGAGGTAGCCGCTGGCGTAGGTGGCAGGAGACTGTCGGGCGCTGCGCGCCAACGGCGCCACATCGATGGCGGGAGCCCATCCGGTCAGTGCCTTGACCAGCCGTCCCAGCAGCGGACCTGCCTCTCGGCGCGCTCCTTCGCCGGAGTTCGACGAGTCGGCGTAATGCACCACCAGTACAACCGCCCATTGCTGGCCGACGGTCTGAATGGCCCGCTGGCCTCCTTGGTGATCCGCTCCGGTGCCTGTCTCGTCGCCGAGATAGACGACATAGGCGCTGGGGGCGGGCTGGTCCTGCTCACTCAAGGTCGCCAGATCGGGCACCCCGGAAACGATGGCCAGACCCGGAACCTCTGAGCGGATACGCTCGATCAGCAACGGTTCCAGGAACAGGTAGTCGAACGGGTCGCTCACCAGTCGGCCCCCCAGTCGTTACGGCCTTCGCTTATCTGCACCGTGTTGGCTACGGGCGCCGGCTTGCCGTCAGCATCCAGGGCCAGACTCAACTTGCCGTTGGCGATGCCCGACAGCAGCTTTCGCAGATGCTCGGCCGTTTTGTAGACCGGGTTCTCTTCCTTTAGAACGATGTGCAGATTGGCGTAGGCCAGGCCACAGGCAATGCGCTTGAGCGCCGTTGGCACGCTGGCGAGCGGCAACTGGTATCGGCCGTGCAGATGCAGGTCGATTTCTGAGTCGGCGTCGGCGATGGCGCGATCCACGATCACAGTGTCGATGGTTGTGGCCGGTTTATTGACGCGGTCACTCACCTCGCGGATTTTCTGCTCGCTGTACTGCTCGATCAGGTCGGCCAGCGTGCAGTAGCTCACAGCTGCGACTCCAACTGTTCCAGGACGTCGAGCGCCTCGCGGCAGTCGGCGGCGACCTGGTGCTGTAGCTCCGCCTGAGCGGCTTCACCCTGAGCCTCGCTGATTGGCGCGTTGTGCTCGGCGATCTGCGCGGCGATGTCCAGGTGGGCAATGGCGTGATTCATCACTCGCCCTCCTGGTTGCCGGAAAAGGTGCAGCGCTCGACCTTGAGCAGCGGGTCCGACTCCAGAGCCTCCAGCTGCTCGTCGCTCAGCACGCCGTCAGCGAAGCCTTGGCCTTCCTTGTCGAAGCAGAAGCCCGCTCGGCAACGGCGCTCGACGGTGGCCCGAACAAAGACGCCCTCGACCTCGTCCGAGGCGCTGTCTGGCTTGGTGGCGGGCGTCTCGGGTGCGGTGGGCGAAGCGTCGTCCGTAGAGTCCGGCAGAGTGTCGTCCTTGGGCTTTTCGGTCGCCGGATCGGTCTTGGATTTTGCGGTGGTCTTGGCCGCAGAGTTCTGGCGTGCCATGTCGTGTCTCCTGTAGCTGGAAGAAGGTGGCCATCCTTGGCCTGGCAGGCGTTCCGTCTGGGGCTATCAGTTGAGCCAGGCGGTATCGAGTACCTGGACCAGTTCGAAGTTGGGGTTGTCCGCGCCATTGGCCAGGCGCTGCACCCCGACCACTTCCTTGGCCTTGGAGCGCAGAGTGGTCGGCACCACCAGCAGGTTCGGACGAATGTCCAGCGGACGACCGCCGTCGGCTTTCTGGTTGCGCATGGCGTCGTAAACTTTCTCGAAGTTGACCTGGTTCAGTTCTTCGGTGGACATCGCCGCCAGTTGCCAGAAGCCGAAGCCGACGTTGCAGCGGGAGCGCACGCCGTAGCGGTACTCGTCGGCCATGAAGACCTGCTCGTCGTCTTCCTTGGTCATCGAAGTGAACGACGGTTTCATGCGCTCCTGGTAGATCAACGGCTTGAGGCTGCGGCTGGTGTCGAGCAGATACCAGGCCGCCCCCGGATCAGCGGCCGGCGCGAACAGGTTGCTAACGGTGGTCGCCGTGCCGGTGCCATCCACGTTCGGATAGACCGGGTGATCGGTGTCGAAGAAGTTTTGACCGTCGTAGCAGAGATTGGCGTTGCCGGCCTTGAGCAGGGCGAAGACCA